TCGGATGGGGTGAAAGTCATGACTCTTATTCTTGAAGATGGTTCAGGTAAAACCAATTCACAGACATACGTTCTAGGCGCGGATGTTGCAGCCTACGCCCGTCTCTATGGCCTTGCTCCTCCGGTATCCGCTGACGCTGATATTATGAAGGCGATGCGATATCTCGAAGGCGCCTACTATACTCGTTGGATCGGCTTGAAAAAGACTGAGGAGCAGGCGCTTTCTTGGCCTCGTGCCTATGCCGTCCGCCGTGATGGTTGGACGGTTGAAGAAAGCGAGATTCCCAAGGAGGTCAAAGACGCAGTATGCGCTTTGGCGCTGCGGTCACGTAATGGTGAAAACCTTATCCCTGACCTGACGCGAAGTGATTCTGTTCTTGAAGAACAGATCGGCCCGATTCGCGTGAAGTATGACCCGAGAGCGCGTTCCCTACCTCTGTTCAGGGATATTGAGTTTATCCTGAAGCCTATCTGTCAACCCCTTGGATTTCCACAGATCGTCAGAACATGAGTTCTAATCTCTTTGAACGGCTCCGCGATGGTTCAGGCTTGCTGCTGTTGCAGAAGTATGGTGAGGTCTTTCGCCTAACCAAGCGTGGCGACCAAGTGTTCAACCCGGAAACGGGCACGGTGGCGGCCAGCACAGCCACGCAAGATGTGCGGGGCAAAGCCTTCTCCCGTGACAGCGCGTTAACGGATCCTGAATTGGCTGAGACGGCTGAGACCCAAATCTATCTGACCGCAAGCGGCCTGACCTTCGCACCTACACCCGGTATGACGATTGGCGCTCCGGTCACGACAACAGAGCCCTATAAAATCACAAGAGTGCAGCCGATCCCTGAAAGCGGCACGGTTGTCATGTATCGCATTGTGGCACGGCGATGACATTCACTGAGCAAGTCGCCGCTTTTTCTCAAAGGACGGAACGCCGACTTGCTCGCACGGTGTCTGGCGCTGCAACAAAACTCGCTACCAACATTGTTAAGGCCACTCCGATTGACCTACCCGTTGGCCCTACAGGGCGGCCATCTTATTCGTATGATCCTGAGAGTGTAGGACGGGCGCGCGGCGGATGGGTTGCGGGTTTTGATAGGAACATCAATTCTAACGACTATCGCCTAGACCCCTCTGGCGAAATCACGTCAGCGTCAGCCGCCGCAACTTATGCTGCGTATTCGCCTCGCGTGCATACGGCGCTCTATCTTGTGAACACCGTAGGGTATATCAGAAAATTGGAATTTGGTGGGTATGATATTCCGGATGAGATGAGGAACAAGACGCTTCCCACCGGCTTTTCTTTCCAAGCGCCTTACGGCATGATGCGCGTCAACGCTAAGACGTGGCCCTCCCTTGTCTCCAATGCCGCGCGTATGGCGAGGACAGTCAGATGAGTTTGAAGGCTATCAGAAACGCCTTGAACGCAAGGCTGAATACGCTGCCTTCGCTGCCAAGTGTGGCGTGGGAGAATGTGGCCTTTACCCCTAAGACCACGGAAACCCATTTGCGAGTAAACTTCTTGCCCGCGCCGACGCGCCCAGCCGCGAACCACAAGAGCGCCATGGACTTTGAGAGCGGCATCTACCAGATAGATGTCTATTCGCCTCAAGACCAAGGGCCAAATCCCGCTTCGGATGTGGCTGAGAGCATCAGGCAGCATTTTTCGCGAGGCAGCACTCTTGTGAACAGCGGCATCACCGTGAACATTGAGGCGACGCCAAGCATGACGCTGAACGACCGTGAAGGTGGTTTTTGGCGGGTGCGACTTACCGTGCCGTGGTTCGCCTACGTTCCGACTTCTTAACGCATTGACTTGCGCCAAAACATTCAATTATACGTGGAGCCGTATAAATTTTTTAGCGGCAACGCATTTTTTGCCGCCCTAAGTTCTTAGGAGAACAACATGAGCGGTTCAATTGCAGCGGGCTCGCTTACTGAAATCGGGTATGTTGCCGAAAGTGTTTTTGGCTCCACTCCGGTTAGCTCGGCTTTTCAGCGCATCCGCGACGTAAGTTTTTCAGTCAATCTTCAGAAGGAAGCATATCAGTCTGAGGAGCGTCGGTCTGACCGTATGCGCCAGGATGTGCGCCACGGCTATCGCTCCGTCTCGGGCGACATTGTGGGTGAACTTTCTCAGCAGTCTTGGGATGACTTCATCCAGGCGACCATGGGTGGCACTTGGGCCTCTGGCGCTTCTGTCAATTTCTCCAGCGTTGCTTCCAACTCCACTCTGAACCGCATCACCGTTGGCTCTGCCAACTTCCCGGTGAACGGTGTACGCGTTGGCGATGTGTTCGCGGTGTCTGCTTCCCCGGCTGTTGCTGGCTTGACGGATCGTTTCTTCACCGCCCTGAGCGTCGGTGTCACATCCATTGAGGTTGAGCCCGGCACAATCGGCACCACGGCAACCGCTTCCGCCATTATTCGTGTTGTGGGCCAGAAGGTCGAAGTCGGCACCACCTATCGCTCTTTCACCATTGAGCGTTGGCTGACTGACCGTAGCCTCTACCAGCAGTTCAAGGGTGTGCGCTTCAATCAGATGACCATCTCGGTCCCTGCTTCGGGCCTAGTTGGCGTGACCTTCAGCGTCATCGGCCAGGACGGCACGGGCTTTGGTTCGTCTGTTGCTTCTACCTACACCGCAGCGCCGCAGACCACCCCGTTTGCCGCCGTGAACGGCGAGCTTTACGAAGGCGGCAGCGTGCTTGGCCTTGTGACCGCTGCGGAAATCACGATCAACAACAACATGGCTGGGCCGCAGGTTGTCGGCACCAACCTCACGCCTGACCTTCTGTTTGGCCGTTTTGCTGACGTGAGTGGCACCATTACGGTTCTGTTCACCAATGCGACGATGCACAACAAGTTCGTGTCCGAGACCGAAAGCGCGCTGATCCTGCGCCTCCAGAACAAGGATGCTTTGGACAGCACCACGGAGTTCATCAACCTCACACTACCCCGCATCAAGTATAGTGGCGGCGACGTTGATGACAGTCCGGATACCGGCATCACCGTGACCATGCCTTTCGTGGCTCTGAAGCCGCTTTCGACGAATACGGCCCAAGGCACGTCCTCCATTGTCATCCAGCGAGGCAACGGATAAGCCTCCCTTCCATTTCAATAAAACGAGAGGCGCCGAAAGGCGCCTCTTTTTTTTTGACTTGACTTCGCCTTGTTCTTTAGCCACAACAACGTCCTATCCCTGTTGACCTAGGAGGTCTCGCTTCTCATGTCCCTTGACGCCCTCGCCGTCGATGTCTCCAACGCTGTCCCTGTCATTCTACTGCACCCAAAGACCCGTCAGCCTTTGCGCGATGCAAATGGCAAGGAAGCCTTTATCTCTGTTGTCAGCCTAGACAGCCCTGAAGTGCAGAAGGTGCAGAAGGCTGCACTTAATAAGCGCCTCAAGATGCGCGGGCGCGTCACCATGACGGCTGACGAACTAGAAGCTGAACGGGCTGAGGCGCTGGTTGCCGCTACGAAGGATTGGTATCTGATCGGGCTTGACGGCACTCCGCTGAACGTGCCGCTATCTGATACCGCTGCGCGTACTGTCTATACCGACCTGCGTTTCTCGTGGATCAAGGAGCAGGTCAGCGAGGCGCTAGACGACCGCGCCACGTTTCTCTGAGGATAGCCTAGACCTTCTCAAAGACCACGCCGAAAGCTATTTCGCGCTTAATCTGAAGAAGGAAGATGGCCCGAGTGAGGTTGACAGCCTCACTCGTGCTTTAGGCGTTTTGTCTAGGAGAAACGATCCAGCTTCACGGCAGCAACGCCTTGAACTGGAGGCGAGGCTTGATATCCCTCCGATGCCGGAAGAATTTACTTTTGCATGGGGGAGTTTCTTTGACTTGCAGGCGACGCGAGGCTCGAACGGCTTCTCGCCAAATCCTTTGACGTATTTGGAGATCGAAGCGTATATAAGATTATCGGGCCGCGTATTGCTTCCATATGAGATACGCGCTATAAAAGTTATTGACAGCGCGTTCCTCAATGCTCAAGCCGACCTTGCCAAAGCAGCGAGGGCAGCGAAGGACGCGGCAAAGAAATCCGAAGTTATGCCTGCGCCAAAGAGATCGACTAGACGGGGGTAGGATTGTCGGATTCAGTTGCTAATCTTACAGTCAAGGTTGACACGAAGTCGGTCAGCGCCGCTGTAAAGGCGCTTGATGCGCTTGCGGCGACTGCGGCTAAGGTTGAGAAAGTCGTTGGCGGCCTTGGCAAGGCGCAGGGAGACACCACAGAAAGCACGAAGAAAACTGCAAGTGCCCTTGCGGCGATGGAGAAGCGTATTGACGCGGCGACGCGCCAATACGACGACACCATCCGCATGATTAAGCGCGCCAATATTTCTGAGAGAGAGCGCAAAAGCGCGATAGATTTCACCAATGAAGCCTATCTCAAGCATATCAAGCTGATTCGCGACGTGAAAATTGGCACAAATGAACTCCGACATACCAATAGCGCGTACAAAAATTCTATTTTGGACGTAAGAGACAGCGTACGGCTTTTGGAAAAGCAGGAAAACCAGCGCATCGCTACAGCGCGGA